ACCAGATCAGAGTCGGTGTCATTGCAGTAGCTGCAAACAAGGCCGCCGATGAGCGACACGAACATGGGCGTGTTAGCGCCGAATACGCTTCTAAAAGCCGCAGTTGCATTTGTCTGGATAGTGTCATATCCCGCGCCCCCCGGAGCGCGAGAGGCTTCCACCGTGCCTGACCCGAATATGACGGCGCTGATATCGGTACCCGGACCGCCCGCCGCGTTGAGGACGTTGAGCATGTTCTGATACGACGACCCCCCAACATCCCACGTATTGGTGAACGTACCACCAACCGACACCGCGATGATGCCGACAGGCCACCCGTTGGTCGTTTCCCACTGCGACCCGAACGCCGCGAGACCGTTGCCGCCTAAATTCAATATGATCTGCGGCGCTTGTAATAGGTCGTTCGGTTCGTTGGTACCCTGATCGTTCTGATTGGCTGCGCGCTTCCAGCTTACCGGGAACCAGCCGAAGCCGCTGTAGCGGCGAGGGTTAAGGTAGACCCCGCTCGCGGGAGACCAGTTACCCGACGGATAGGGTACGCCAGTATTGAACCACCAGTATCTGGTGTCAGACGTGCCTGCGATCAGTATCACGTCACCGACACCGATGCGATTTGAACTCTGCACCAAACTGGCGTCTGCCTGACCCGTGGCCTTGCACTGAAGATATGAACTGCCGTCTGGAAAGGTGTAGTTGATGGTGAGCAGAAGACCACTGCTCGTGCCGACGGTCGCGAAAGCACCATTGGCGACACCTGTCGCGGCGTTGATGGTGCGGCAGTCGATGGACGTGTCGCCGCCCGACGTGACACGTATCGTGTAGCTTTTAACGTACCCGCCCAGCGTTGCGCGCTTGTACACGCGGTTCTGAAGCTCGGCCACGTCCTCATTGAAAGCGAGTTTCTGAAGTGGTGTGTCGTACTTCGGCTGGAGATACGCGCGCCGGGTGTTGTAGTCAGACGAGACGTATATACCCGTCCCGATGCGGATTTCTCCTGCCTTCCCGACGAAGCGACTGGCGGCGTTTCTAAATAACACGGGCGCACTAGCCGACGGCAGGTTTTCAGTCGCCCCGAGACCGCTGTCCCATCCACCAGTACCAATCACACGAGATTCAAAACAATCATCTACCCAAAAACTGGCGACGCCGCTGGTATAGTCGACAGCCACACCAAACGTCGATGCCACCCCCACCGTGATCTCGCAAGTCAAGCTGTCAGTAGTCAGCGCGGCGTCTGCCTGCACACGCTTCGTGCTGACTCGGATTTTGTTTGAGGTGAGCACACTAACTGCAAAACGGTTACCACTTCCACTTGCCGTAGTGTTCAGAATCAAGTTGAAAGGACCATTAGCAGTTCCAAGCTCAACGACGCCATCGATCCATATCCCGCTGACGTTCTGCGTGAACGTAGTGCCGGATGTAATAGGATAGGAGTCGGCACCCGCCGTTGGCAGACCCAGCCCCATGACAGAGACACTATTTATGCCGTTGGCACCAGTAAGCTGATCACCCTGCAACGAGGCATTTGACTGCGACGCATTGCGCGAGTTCCCGCTGATATCGAGGATCGTCAGGACGCTGGGTGCCACGCCGAACGTGAGGTTCGCCGCGTTCGACGGGTCCATCGAGAATTGCGTGACAATCGGGAACGGCCCGACATTGTTGCCGCGCAATATGACGTCAGCAACCCCCGTCTGTGCCGACGACTGCGTCGGCAGGATGAGAAAGATAAGTAGTGCTATGATCTTACGCATCAGAAGTTCTGACCCCCGACAAAGCCGTACCAAGTATTGCCGCCGTTATTTGTGACGAAACCGACAACGTCGACCTTCGTGTTGGTGGTTGTGAACGTGGGCGCGATCCCGCCCGCCCACTTCACCGACGCGGGCCACACCTGAGTGTACCCGGTGCCGTTTGCCGTGACGAAGAGAACGAACGCCGACGCCTTGCCCGCTGTCGGATTTGAAATAACGACTGACGTGATGTTCGCGTTCAACGAGACGTTAAATGCCGTTCCAAGACTGAGGTCGATTGTCAGCACGCCCGCCGATATGGCCGGGGCAGTGTAAGTTTCGCTCGTGGCTCGAAACGACACGTCGGCATCCGTGTTGAACACGAGAAGACCCGTGCCGGTCTCGTCGGTCATGATGCCGCGCAGTTGTTCCGACGTCGTGGGACCTGCCACGTTGTTTATCGGCGGTTTTCCGACGGGTTGCGCGCTGCCCGACGAGGCCGCGAGAAGCGTAAGGATCGCGACCGTGATCAGCCTGTGCAGTGCCATGTACCTTCTCCGCTAGCCGATGATGTTCCACTGGGTGCCCGAGTAACGGAACACCGCCCAACCGTAGTTGGTCGATATCACATATGACGTGCCGCCGTTTATGGCCCCCGTCACCGTGATGTTGAATGTTTCGGCGTCACCCTTCACGTCGCTGACCTGTGCCCTTTGTCCCGCCACGGGCACCGCCGGCAACGCCACGGTGATCGTGGCACCAATCGTCTGATCTATGCCGACCTCGTAGTCGGTCGAGAGCATGGCCACGGGGCCAGCGGCGGTAATGCGCCGAAACGGTACCGCAAGATTGCCGATGAGCGACAGAACTCCGTCGGTCAATTCAAGCGGAGACTGCACTGCGAACGGTGTCGGGTACTGAGCGGCGATGTAGACGGCAAGTTGAGTAACCGTCAATCTGATAGACGCGCCCGCCTGCACTCCTTCTAACTGCTCGGAACCGTTCAACGCAATGGCGGCAGGTAGATTAGGTATCTGAATATTGCTCATGTCAGCGGACCTGTCTCGGGCACCTCGGTGTTGTTGTAAGGCAGCCCCGGATCGTCGTCGCCCGGAGCGTTGGGGTCGGTGCCCGGCTGCTCGTTGAGGCTCCCCGGGGCGGCGCCGGTCTGCTGCGTCACCCGGGTGCCGTCGTTCTGCGTGATGCGCCCGTCGTTGCCGGGGATCGGGATGCCCGTCCAGAAGTCGACGGTGTCCTGCCCGCTGGTCGTGCGGCGTGTCGTGGACGCGGCGACGAAGTCCTGCACACGCGGGTTCATGATCGGCACCGGATCCGCCGGGATCACGATAGAGCGCAGCTGCTGCTGCTGGTCGTCATTGCACTTGCGGCAGACGAGGACGCGCGTGTTTTGCAGCGCCGCGCCGCGCCAGTCGAATTGCCAAGCGAGGCTGATGTGGTTGTAGCGGAAACCGCAGCGATCACAGATCGCGTGAGCCTGCGGATTGCTCGGGCTAGTTCTGGCCCTTCCCGACCGTGATGCGTATCCCATGTGTCACCTCACGGCCGGTAGTAGCCCGCCAGTTGCGGAGAAATATACTGTTGCGCAGTTTCGATGTTCTGATCTGCTGCGATCTTGTAGGTCTCGTCGGCTACCGCCTTGAGGCCTTGCGCGATCTGCGGGTTCCACACCTTGGCGAGGCGGTAGGCGAGGCCGTCAGCGAAGGCTTCGAGCCACAGGTACGGGATCTCGACGGTCTGCCCGCTTGAGAACTCCGAGTCCTGCAGCCGGCGCACGCGGTAATACTTGAGCGTCGACGTGCTGGAACCGTCCGGCACCGGCCAGAGCGTGACCGTCGGGCTGATGAGACGGTCGAACCAGAAAGACGTGGGGAAGCCCTGCTGCGCCTTGTTCGGGTACGAGGCGTATTCCGTGCGGCTGACGGGCATGATGATACGGTCGGTGTTCGACCCGCCGTCTGTCGTCACCATGTAGGCGTCGAGGATCATGACCGTGTTGGCGTCGACGGCATACGTCGAGACGCCCTGCGTCACGGGCGTCGTAACGAGGTCGACGGCCCACAGGTTGACGCCTTGGTTCGACCACGTCGCCAGCATCATGTTCGTCGCCATGCGGGCGCTCTGCATGTGCTCCTGCACGAGCGACGTCGGCCTGATCTGGCAGAGATTGAAGGCGTAGAGCGTCAGCTCGCCGAGAGAGGGGTCAAACGTGTAGGTGCCGCTTGTGGTCATCGGGTATTCCTCTCCTACAACAACATGAGGAAGTTACCGTCGGAAGTTCCCGCCGGGGGGGCCGTGAACACCCAACCAGAATTATTACCGCCGTCAGTACTGTTAGCACCAGCATACCATGTACCGCCGCTGCTTATGGCGGTACTCCTGCTAATAGTCAGGTAGTCAGCACTGACAAGTCCTGTGCTCTTGAACAGTGTGTGAGACGCGGCGGTGACGCTTTGTACTGTAACCAGATTTCCCGCCGTTCCGCTCACACTCCAGTTGGCGATGGTCTGCGTCGTGCCCGCAGTAAACGAAAACGTAGTCGGTTGAACGGAATTGGAGAGCGTCCCGAACGTGTTGCTTCCGGTAACGACAAGCGCACCGGCCCCCGCATTGTCTACCGTTATCCCGCTGTAGTTGCCGCCGCCCCCGGCAAAAGTTTTGGACGATGCAGAGTTTAGCGCGATAGTGCCTGTGCCGGTGGTGGTCATTCCGGAGGAGGTCACAGTCCACGGCGCGGTGCCGCTGATTGTCCATGTGCCGGACCCGATGACGATTGCGCGTGTGGCTGTGCCGGAATCGGCTCGGACGCCCCCCGCCGCGCTCGTCAGCGTGACGTTGAAGCCGTTCGCGTCAAACGTGCCCCGAACTACCGCCACCCCATCGTTAGACGCCTTAGAACAGGTAAAATTGTCTTGCAGTTCAACAATGGTAGAGGGCGCGTTTACCAGCACGCCTGCAGTTGAAGTAATTCCCGCAGACGTAAACAACTGAGTTGTTCGGCCATAAAAACCAAAACTCTGGCGAAACGCGGTGCCGGTGAACGAGCAGCCGGTGCCAAATATCAGGTTGCCATATATTTGCACACCAAAATCAGGAAAAGAAGAACCGGGCGATATGGAGAGAATCATGTCGGAGATGGCCGCGACCCGCGCCGACATGTCCAGCGTTCCGACATACGGCGGTGTGTCGGAATTGAACGTCACCGTCGCGCCGTCATTCAGACCCGTTGTGCTGAAGATGCAGGTATCTTGGGGAAGCGGGAAGTTAGCGGCGGAAGGTGTTCCGATGGAGGTCAACGCCCACGCTGTCGCTGTCCACAAACCGCCCGCAGCCAAGTTCCAATACACCGTCTTCGGCGCGGTAAATGTGACGCCTGAATTACCTTTGCAGTCGCCAAGGCTGCTCCCCGAAATAGGCGCTGCTGAGCCTGCAATCGTAATATCGCGGAAATCAACATTATCACCGGAAAAAGCGTTGCATGTGAGCGTTACTGCGGTGCCTACCGTAGCCGAACGCAGGAAAGACCGTTTGGCGAGTGACGCACCTGTGGATATTGAAAGAGTGCCCGTGACCGTAGCCCCTGAAGGGGAAGACACAGTCAACGTCCGAAAATTAAAAGTTGCGGACGTAAACGACAGATTTCTGAACGTGCCTAGATTAGACATGGTAGGCGCGCTGGAGGCGGAAGTAATATTCACATCGTAATAAGTTTTGCTGTTGAAATTTACGGTACCGGTTGAGCTAATATTCAATACTGACGTGCCTGCGTTAATCGTTGTCGTTCCGGTAGAGTTATCGGTATACCCAGACGTAGATATCGTGCTGGAACCCAAATTCAGGGTTTTTGCTGACGAGCCGGTAAGTTGAAACGTCCCCGTGGCGAGTGTCAGGTTGTAGTTTCCGGTATCGAACGTGCCCGCTGAAAGCGCCGACGTTCCCGATCCTCCAACTGTCAGCGCACTGCCGAGGGTCCACTCGCCGCCAACACCGTTGAATGTTATCGCGGCATTTATAGTCACGCCATTTGTAGTTACTGTTTTTCCGGTGGTGGTCGATGAAAAAGTTATCGCGCCAGTGCTGGACCAGATTGTCCCGGCTGCCAGCAACATTGACCCACGAATATTTAGCGTTGGGGATGTGCCTGTGGCGAACGTCACCGTTCCGGCGGATACGGTGATGTCGAGGCCCGCCAACGCGCCCGTCATCGTGACGGTGTAGGTGCCTGCCTGATCAAAGAACACATTGTCGGCAACGGTGGGGACAGAGAAGCCGCTACTTCCACCAGACGTGTCGGACCAGTTAGTGGTCGATGTTGTATTCCATGTTCCGCTGCCGCCTACCCAGTACCTGTCGGCCATTAAAGGTCCTCCGGTAACGGCGCGCTTACAATTGCAATCCAGTTATCGCGGCGCTGCTCCTTGAAAGCGTTTATTGCGGCGTCGGTCATGTCGTGGTTTTCAGGCAAGTGTAAAGCGTCTCTAAAAATCCCGTATGCAGTAGAGTATTCAAACTCAATTTTGATCATGCTACGCCTGCGTGGTTACCGCGACGACGTCCCAAAAGGATTCGTCTGAATTGTAAACGCATCCGACGTAAGTCACTTTGCTTGCGGTAGTCGTAGTCGGGAGGGTTACGCCGATGGCCCTGAATGACCCGGAGCCTGCTACGGTCCAAGTCAGAAGTCGTGGCGTGCCGTCATCTTTGAGCCGAAATAGAAGTTTGTCGCCGTTGAGAGGGGTTCCGCCGGTTGCCGCATTTATAGTGAGCCCAGCGGCCAACGCCGTAAACACGTAAACATCAGCCGTTGCGATGCTTGGCGTGACTGAAGACGCCGACGCCGTAGACGATACGCGCGGGTCGACTCTCTTAGCTGACAGCGTTTGCGTGTCGGTTGTTCCGACTATGGCCCCCGTCGGCGCAGGCAGTTCTCCAACGACCCCGGCGTTATCGTACAGAATGCGCCCGGTCGTGCCGTTGACGATGGGGCTCGTGCCGATAGTAATATCACCGCCGCCGCCGGCCTGCGTGATTGTTAGGCCGCTGCCGGAAAGAGATAGCCCGCTCACAGGCTCACGCTCCCCGACTGGATAATAGTTGCCGTCGCGGAACCCCCGCCGCTATTCAGCAGAACACGAACATAGCGGGGCGTGAAAGCGTAGTTAGTCTGTTGCGCCGTGGTAGCCCCGACGACAGCGGTGTCGGCGCTGTCAATCCACGTCATGCTGGCCGCGGTTGTGGGGTTCGTCGGGTCGTTGGGGTCATCCAGCGACTGCTGAAGGGTGTAGTTGACCGTCCCGTTGACGTTAATCTGAACAGCAACGGCTGGAAGTGCCCACGGGTCCAGCATAACCCACGGTGAGCCGCCGATGCCGTTGGTGCCGATGGTGACGTTGCCGGCCAGCGCCGCGCTGTTGGTGACGGAGGTGACCGAATAGAAGTCGAGGGCGGTGTAGGTCGTCGTGTTGTTGACGCCGGTCACGTCCTCGCTGAGCACGTCGCCGGCCTTGTTCGTCCCCGTCACCGTGAAGGTGACACCCGTCTCGTTGGCGGTCGTGGTGATCAGCACACGCCGCGGCGCACCCAGCAAGGCGACGCCGCCCGAGACGAGGGCGCCGTTCAGCGTGAAGGCGGAGGCGGGGTTCTGGGCCTGCGCGATGCCGTCGGCATCGGCGGACGCCAGCGGACCTGCGGTGACAGTAATCGGGCGCATCTACAGGGCTCCTAGCATTTCACGTCCCACTTCTTCAGCGCAAGGTTGATGCGGCTGTTCGGATCGTGGGCGGTTTTTGGGGATGTCAGCTTCTCCTTCATCCCGCACATGCGGGAGCGGAAGCTGTCGCGGCGCGCGGCGGACGCCGGGCTGCTCTTGGCCTGCTCCGCGGTGACGGGAGGCTTGATGTTGTAGCCGATGGCGCGCAGAGACGCCCGGCCGGTGGCGTTCAAGCCGCCCGACGGATCCTTGCCTTCGCGACGCTGCCATGCCGGGTTACGGGCCATGTGTCCCTCGGAAAAAGAGGCGGGGGCCGAGGCCCCCGCCATCGGCATCAGCAGCCCTTGACCTTATGGCCCGTGGGCGGAGTGCCCGAGGCCGCAGAGGAGAGCGGGTTCATGTTGGAACCCGCTCGGCCGCCGCTCTTGCGAGGCATGCGGCCGGCGTTGAGCTTGGACATCTTGCCCTGCATCTTCACGGTCTTGCCGCCGCGCTTGCGCTCTTCGGCAGCTTTTGTGACGTCGCGGGCACCGGGGCCGTTGTACTCGCCGTTCTTCAGGCTGAGGTCTTCCTTGTAGGCGGCGACGCCGCCGCCGGCTTCACGATTTTTGCGATGACGAGCCTTCATGGCTTGCTCCTTACGTCGGGTTGACGGCGATGCCGGTGGTGGCTGCCGTAGCGGCGGCACCATCGACGTAGATCTGGCCCCGAGAGGTGGCGTCGCTGCCGAATTCGGTGATGCCGACGAGGGTGCAATCCTTCATCAGCAGCAGGCCGCCAGCCGAGGCCGGGAGCGTCGCGAGGGCGCTCATGGTCGTCGAGGTGGAGGCCACGTTGTTGATGAACGTGCAGCGGTCGAACTTCTGCCAGCGGTCGATGCCGGCAGCGGCCGCCACGATGATGCCCAGAGGCGTCGTGGCGCTCGTCTGGAAGACGAAGTTGCACTCCCTGAACGTGTTCCGCGTGGTGCCGCCCGAGAACTGCAGGGTGGCATTCGCCACCGTGCGCGCCACGGTATCGAGGCCGAGTTCGCAGCCGTCGAAGGTGTGCTCGCCGGTGCCGCTGATCAGCAGCGAACGGCTGGTGGTCGCCTGCGCCGAAGCCGCGTCGCCCGCGCCACCGAACTGGACGTTTGAGTAGTAGTTGCGGCCGCCGCTGTCGGTCCACGCGATCTGGCTGGCACCGCCGGTCGAGAAACCGTTGTACACCGAGAAGTTCGCGAAGATGCACCCCGAGGCCGACACCGTCACGAAGTTGCCCGACCCGAAGGTCGCCATCGTGTAGGTTCCCGACGGAGGGGCGATGCGTGCGCGCTGGCTGACCATGGTCGGGGCGCACATGCCAACGATGTGGCAGGCGTTCTTCGACCAGACCAGCGTGCCGGCGGTAGCCGACGCGTTGAAGACCTGCGCGTTGGCCAGCGACAGGCGTTGGGTGGCGGCGGTGCCGCCGTCGCTGACGATCACGGCCACGTCGTTCTGGCCGGCCGTCATCTTGTAGTGCGCTCCGTAGAGCGTCTGGAGGGGGCTGTCCGCCGATCCGGTATTCCCGTCGCTTCCGTTGACGTAGTCGACGAAGTAGACGTTGCCGGTGGTCAGAGGAAGACCGGACATCCCCATCGTGGGGATGCCGGCGACTTCCAGCCCGCTCAGGTGAGTGATACCCATGTTGAGCGGCTCCTTATCAGGCGGTCGGGAACGATCCGAAGATCGAGCGGAAGTTGTAGTAGCCGAACGAATACCGTTCGTAGCCCTTCACCAACAGGTTGTCGGTGACGAAGTCCACCTGCATGTCCGTCTCGAACTTGATGCGCTCCATGTAGGAGAGCCCGTCGATGTTGGTCATCAGGAACCACGAGTAGGCCGACGTCAGAAAGTCGTTGACCATGTAGCCCTCGGGCAGGCCGCCCGCGGTGGACATGATCGCGTTCACGTCGTTGTCGGCCGTGCCGGGGCGCAGCTCGGTCTTGGTCAGTCGGATGGCGACCGGCTCCAGCTGCGGCGGAACGATGAGCTTCCGGGCGCGGGCGAAGACCTTGAGGCCCGCCTGATCCTTGAAGTTCGTCCGAACCGCGATCATCGAGTTCAGCAGCGACGCCTCGTTCAGGTCGACCTGAATGGCCGGCTTGTTGGCGACCGTGCCGCCGTCGATGGGATGGTCGGTGGCGCAGAGCGCCTTGCCGTCACCGCCGATGGAGGCGTTGTAGGTGGTCGCCGTGTTCAGGATGTTCGCGCCGTAGATCTCCTTGGTCTGCTGGAAGCTCTCGATCAGACCGAGGTTCGACGGGTGGAACTGCGTCTTGTACAGGTTGTCGTCGATGGCCTTGCGAGTGATCGCGTAGCCGAGGGCGATTTCCGTGTGCTCCTGATTGTAGACGAAGCGTTCGCCGGCGCCGTTGTCGAAGGCAGTCTGGCCGCCTTCGGTCTTCAGCTGGGCGAGGCCGAGGTAGCGCATCTCAGCGGTGCGCTCCAGAGCCATCTTCGAGTCGTGCTTGGTGAAGATCTTGTCGTACTGAGACGGGATCATCTCGTACTTGCCCTCGACGCCACGCAGGCCGGGGAGGAGCAAGTCCTTGATGGCGGAAAGATTGACAGCCATTGGTCGTTACTCCTTAGCTGATGCCGGTGGGGCCGGCGCCGTTCGAGCGCAGCCATTCGTTGTTGAAGCCGACGATGACCTTGTTGTAGGCCGTGGTCGGGTCAGCACCGGGGCCGCCCGGCGGGGCAGCGATCAGGCCACGCACGATGAACGGGAAGGTCACCGTGGTGTTGGCGGAGTCGAGGTATGCGCCGGACTGGCCGGTGCTGGAGTTGCCCGTGCCGATGGCGAACTGGGCATACTGGCCGACCTTCGAGCTGGTGACCGTGGTCAGCGTGCCCGTGATGTTGAAGGTCGTGCTGGCACCCATGACCTCGAACTGCGCGTTCGGGTCGTCGATGACGTAGGCTTCGACGTCACCCGAGGCATCGCTGCCGGGCCAGTAGCTGTTCCACACGGTGCGCTTCTGCGACACCGAGGTGTACTTGCAGCCGACGAAGATGCCGGCGAGC